CAACTGGACAGTTGTTTGACATATACATATCAAACTGTAATACTCGTCCAATAAACCCGTTCTTGAGTTCACCCTTTAAGTCGTCAGCGTGAAGAACACCGGCAAGCAGTAATTTCAAAGCAACCCAGGGAGGTATGGTAATAAACTTTTTCTCGATGTTTACACCCTTTAAAGCTGTCCACAATTCGCCTATATCACTGGTTACATTTGCGGTATTTGTCGCAGTATTTTTAAGAACGTAAGTCCCTAAAGCTGACTGAGTATATAAACCAGCAAGAAAGAGGTCTACTTTTTCTACCAAACCATAAGCAGCTTCTTTGGCATAATGCTGCCGGGCAGCAGGATCGCTTTGTAATTCTGTAATATCGTGTAGCTTTATACCATAATCATAAGCATGGTCAACATCCAAAAACATGGCAGCAGCTTGAACGTCCTGATAAGTAATACCGTTTGTATGTGCTAAGTCCCATGTTGGGTCACCAGGGGCATACTCATTAATGTCTACACCACCGTAGCCCTTTAGTTTTATCCTATCGCCTTTTTCTTTTATTTCTCCGCTGTGCTTTTTGTAAGCAATCTTACCGTATACGAGTAAGTTCTTTATTTCCTCGAGTAATGTTGCCGCAAAAATTACAGGTATTGCGTCTTTCATACCCATTTTATTTCTCTCCTTTCAATAAATGTTTTAGCCCATAAATTTTTATGTTTTACCTCCATTTATCTTTGGAGTAAAGAATACCTGAGTACCTCTCAGTTAGGATATTTAATTACCACTTTGGCATTGATTTCTCTATATCCGGAAGTACTTTTTGAGCTTCTTCTGGTTTCATGGCAGCAACTTCATCAGATGTGTAGTAATGGAAACCATATTTTTTCGTTTCACCGGTTAAGCCCTTCTTGTCTACCTTACGATCGCCCATGGTATCAAGGATTTTTTCGTTCTTGGCTAATTCGAGTTTTGCCTTTATTTCGGGGTCTTTTGAACCTTCTTCATAAAGCTCTTCGCCTGGGTCGTCAGAAGTATAAATGTCCATTTCTTTATATTTTCTACCACCAACTCTCCCAAGAGCAGCTTGACGAACTGTTTCAAAGTCCAAACCTATATCTTTTCTGTCTGCATATTTGATCCTTGCTGCATTACAAGATTTTTGGTAATTAGCTTCTAATCTTGCTTTTTCGTTTCTTTCATCTACTATTTTTTGCGCTTTCTCGATACTTGTCATAACTTTTGCTTCGATATCTCTGCCATCTCTTTTGGTTAAGACATCTTCATCTTCACCTTCGATGACAGATTTTTTAGCTTTCGCAGTCTCTTCTTTTTCCCTTAACTCTTTGTTTTCTTTTTCAAGAGCTGTTAATCTACTTTGAGCCTGCGAAAGTTCAAAAGTCTTTTGCTGACGATCTGTTCTCTCTCTTTGAAGGTCGGAGATTACACCCTTATGCTCTGTTTCGGTATAGGTTTTTTCTTTAACTTCGGTCTCTTGCCTTTCTTTTGTCTCCTTATTTTCCATGTATTTTCGCCTCCTTTCGTCCCTCGGAGTGAGGGTTATTCCAGATTTTCACCCTTCTGGTAGGGAAATTCTTACCTTTTTTTATGATTTTTTAACAAATATTCTGTTGCTTTTATTGTTAGTTCTGGATTGTCTTTAAACAATCCAATGGCAAAATTACAATTTCTACAAAGTAATCCTCTTACCTTATTAGTATCATGATTATGGTCAACAAAAGCATCATTCGGGTTAACAAAAGACTCTCCACAGATAGAACATTTTCCATTTTGGTCTTCCCACATTTTTAACCAATCATCATGAGATAAACCATATCTTTTTTTCATAATCCGTCGCTTCTCTACTTCTTTCAATCTTCCTTTATTTTTTTCTCGATATTTTTTATTTGCTTTTTTTATTGACTCGGAATGATTCTCATAATATTTTATTTTTTGTTGTCTTATTTTTTCAGGATGATTTTTACACCATTGTTTTCTATTTTGACTTATTCTTTCAGCATTCTCTTTACGATATTTTTTTGCTTCTTTAAGATGTTCCTGGTTATATTTTTTTTTGCGTTCTTTTATTTTCTCTTTATTTCCCCTTTGATATTCTCTTACATGAGCATTTCTGTATTCTTTATCTTTATATGGCATTACATTGCACGTCCTACCATCGATTCACGTTTAGGCGGGCTTGGTCTTCCTTTTTGTGTTTGCCCTTGCTGCCCCTGTTGCATTTGCATTTGTTGTGCCTGTTCCTGTTGTTGTTTGACACGAGCTATCATTTCGTCTTTACGTGGGATGTCCATTGAATCTAATAAAATATCAATCGGTATCGGCATACCTATTTCTGCTAATCTGGCCAACATTTCAAAATTAGCTAATCTTATGGTTGGCGTTGATGGCCGACTGGACACCTTTATCCCATAGTGTCCTATCCTGAATGAACGTATCGCCTGGACTAATTGCTGAGGATCTATTTTCATCTTTTCTTCAATACATATCTCGGCTATTTCAGGTGGGGAATAAACGTTAGTGTGCCTGATAAACTCTATGAGAGTTTCCCCGAAAATCTGTTGAGTATATTTGTAATTGTCAAAAATTACGTTTGATATAACTGCTCCCTGTCTCTGTCTCCTTAACATGGCTATACCCGATTCTTCTTTAGTCCCTGCTGCCATACTGGCAGTATTCAAACCGGATATATCCCTGATATTTTGAACAGAATCTATTTTGTGAGCAAAATGTCCGGCAGGTAATTGATTGGGTTCTATCTTTTCGGGCTTCACCTCTCCGTATTCAATGACTATTCCTGCTTTTGATCCTAAAGTTTCCAATACACTTTTAACTGCCCCACCTATTTTTTTGTTTAACCAACCGGTATTGGCAGTTCGATTTAATATATGTAAAATCCCTGAAGAGGTCTTATTTACTTCTTCTTGGGGAGATATCAAATTATCCACTACCGCGAAGATATATCCATCGGACCAATAAGGACAAAATCTGACATAGGGAAATAAAGTCAATCCGCTGAAGGGATCTTCAATGTGTTCTAAAACGATATCGCCGAGAGTGGTAGTTACGTTCATCACCGGGATGACTCGTTCAGTGGTGTTGTAACGTAATGGCCTTCTCTCTTTTTCCGCTAATTCTCTGTCTTTGGTGAGAAGCGCCTCTAAAACTGCCTCCTGGGATTTGTGGACAGGGATAAACTGAAGGTTGCTCTTATCAATTAAATATAATTGTAGTTTGTAAGACTTCCACCAGGTTTCTTTTATGCGGTAGCGATAAGTAGAAGGTTCCAACATATCGGTATCCGTCTGTTTTGCTACTGGAATTTCAAATACATCTCTACCAGCGCCTTTACTATAATCTTCTAAATATCCTTCTAACTCTTCTGCTTTTTTAGGATAGAGTAAGGAAGCCTGTTCCTTGTCTCCCCAGTAATAACGAATGATATATTTCGCGGATTTATTTAAGTCGTAGGTTTTAGCATTGGGGTCCTCCCTTATATCAAATGAGGATATCCTGTCTATGGTAATATCTCCGTTGATAATGTCTTTATCGGTGGAGATATCCAGGCCTATCCAGCCTTTTCCCCCTATACCGCCATCCAAAAACTGCATTGATTGCTCAAATTCACCGTTAGATAAGTCCATAGAATGTTTAGATAGTCCGGTAAAGACATCGGCGACGACTTGATTTCCACCTTTTCTCGGGAGGACGTGAATATCGTTTCTATTTTCTCTCTCCATCCCTGATAGAAGGTTGATTGTAGGTAGAATGTGATTTATGGTAAGGGCAGGCCTTTTCTCCTTCTTTAAATTGGCCAGAGTTTTAGGGTTCCATTGCTTCCCACAGTAAAAGTCATAATTTTTGATAGCCCTATCTACCCAACTGGCATTTCCTTCCTCTGCTTCTTGATTAAACTTTTCCATCTTACTTATTAAAGCAGTTTCCGATTCTTCAGAATCCGATGATTTTATTTTTTCTTCTTCTTCGGTTATCGTTTTTACCATTTTTTCTCCAAATAAAAAGAAGCCCTGAAAAACGGTTTCCCGTTATCAGAGCTTCTTCAGAGCAATCCTATGTTTCAGAATTGCGAAACAAAGGCTTCTTTAGAGCAGTCTCTTAAACTTTTAAATTTTCTTTTTTCGATATATCACTTACGCCACCTAAACAGAAATTAATAGTAATCGAGCCAGTAAAATCATTATTATGATTTAGTATCTCTCTTAATGCTTTTGATATTATGTTTATAACTTTGTCAATCTTTTCAATTTTATCGATTTTACTATCTCCTTAATATCATACTTTTTATTTTGTGTCAACTTTATCCACTCTTTCATCAATATCAAAATATTTTACTCGTGTTTCCAAATATATCTTACCAGTTTCGTAAATTGCATTCCATTTTAATCTATCCAAAAATTTTTTACATACTTCTCCCTGTTCTAATAATTCAATAATACCATCTACCTCATCAATTGATAGTTCTAAATCACCATACCTTCTCAGAAATTCTATTGCTTTCTTTGTTTCCATTTAATTTTCTCCTTTTTATTTATTTTAGGCGCTCATAAAATCTAACCCTAAATCTTCGCTAGTGAAAAAATCTTCAGCCTTGCTTTTGGGTGCTTCTTCTTCAGCATATTGTAAGCCCCAAATTCCCATAACATAAGTACTTGCTCTATCAATAGACCTGCCATAACTCTTCTTGATTTCCTCACTCGACCTGATCATAAACTTATCGCCTTTGTAGGTATATCTTGGAACGGTAAGCTGTCTCTTTAATTCTTGATCGTCGTGATGAAGTTCCACTTCATTATCACCGAATTGATTTCCTGCATACCACCATATCTGCGCCCTTCGGTTTAAAAATTGTTTAGGTACTCCGGATTCTTGCTTTTCTGAACCCATTATTACTAAAACCGGTAGCCCTTTATTGCTCAATATGGAAGCCACTCCGCTACCTATTCCTATACCATCAACTACGTAAAGTGAAGGTTTAAAATCAAAACCCATATTCTCCATTTCATTGGCGGTGTAATACTCGTCTTTCTGACCGTATATTCGAGGCGGTTTTACTATGTTAGTGTTTTCCATTCCATAAATTACTGTTTCATCATCTCCGTATTTTGCAGGATCACATACAATAATCCTTCTTATCGGTTTATGAAACTTATTCTCATTTGCCCGGTCGATCCATCTATCCTGTATTACGATGTCGGCACCTGCCAAGATATCCCAACTTCCATCACGATAGGCCTTTAATAATTCAGGCCGGTTACGCAGGGTATATTCCATGTTAGAAATATAATCGGCAGGCAGAAATGGATTATCAGAAGGCAAGGAAGGGAGGAAAACAAATCTCTCATTGTGGCCCAAAACGAATTGGTCTTTCAACCAGCAGTCCGCTGGATTAGCGGTATAAAATTCTTTAAAGGGTAAAGGAACGCCTCCGATGCTTCTTCTTAAAGTCAACCTCAGTTCAGTTAATTTATCCTCTTCTATTTCCTCCGCTTGGTCCAAACCAAAAGCACCATATTGCGCACTATTAAACTTTTTAACTACTTTTTTGTTGTCCAGTCCGCCATATTGAATCTTAACTCTTTTCTTGATGATGATCTCTTTATTTCTTTCTTTGATTATATAGTCATCTTCGGGGATACATTCTTTCCAGGTTTCCAAGGTGGTATCATCGAAGTCAACCCCTTGAAGTCTCCCCAAAAAAAAGATCGGTATGGGATTTCTCAGAACCGGGATATCAAAATATTCGATAACTGACAAACAATACAGCCAGGTATATCGACAGAGCAAAAACGATTTGCCTCCGCCCTTTGCCCCACCAAACAACAGTCCTCTCACGCAACTCTGATTAAGTATTTGTAAGGCAGTAAGCTGACGAGGGGTAAAGGTAAGGGTCTCACGTTCCTGTGCAAATTCAAATTTCATGCTTTCTCCTTATAAAAATAATCTGCCAAATGACGTAACGGGTTTCCTCTCCAATCGTAAAATCTTATATAAACCTTTTTCCCTTTATACTCTACAACACTTTGTATATAATTTTCTTTGGTTTCTAAATTTTTGTAAAAGTCCATAAAGATATCAAGCTCAATAGAATCAGTTGCGCTTATTCTCATCTCATTCTCAAATAGTGTTCTACACATACCAGACTATCCATCTAAAACTATATTCATCTTTTTCATATTTTAAAATCTTCTTTGCTTTTAACTTTTTTTTAAACCATTTCTCAAATTCATTATCGGGGTTTTCTTTTATTGCAAGAATTTCACTGATATATTTTTTTTTAACTTTAACAGACTTACCATCAATAATATGTCTTTCAATAGTTATTTCTTGACCTTTTCTGACACCAGCCATATATTTAATTTCTTTTTTGGTTAATACCTCTTCTATTTTCATATTTTGATATTCATAATCCTTTCTAATTGTGATTGGTAAAAATTACTGAAATCTACCGGATCAATCGGTAAATCCGCAAGTAAATGTCTCTCTATAAAATTTCTATAATCTTTGTTCATCTGCTGTAAGAAAT